CCGGCAGATTGTCACTACTCCAACTACATTGTCTACAACGGAGAATTCCATCCGATAGAGTGGGATAAATTCGTTCTTTGGTCAGAAAAGGGTGGTTTAGAGTCTAAACCCGGACACTATTATGACTATTCGGGTCGCCCCAAACGAAAGATTCGTTATTTTGTAAACCACTGGGATGTTTGTTTAAGCTCTACGTCTTGTCAAAACGTATTAGACAAGCGGGGTATATCGGTACACTTCCTCATTGATAATGATGGAACAATATATCAGACACTGGATATGCAACATGCCGCATGGCATGCCGGCTCGGCTAGAACCAATAGACCATCTGTGGGCGTTGAAATATCAAATGCATATTACCCGAAATATCAAGATCGATATGTTAAATCCGGATTTGATCCACGCCCTATAATAGAAGATGCATGGGTACACGGATCAAAGTTAGATCCATTCTTAGGGTTTTATCCAGCCCAGATCGAAGCAGTAAAGGCACTGTGGAAGGCAATAAACACAGCCACCGGAATACCTTACGAAGCTCCGGTTAATCAATTTGGAAAAACATCCACTAAGTACGAACAGGACGTGGCCTATGGAAGCTACACCGGATTTGTTAGTCACTATCATATAAGTAAAGCAAAAATAGATTGTGCTGGCTTAGACCTCAAGCTTCTCTTGGACGAGGTTAAGTATGATATTGACATACTGGATAAGATAAAGGGTTGACACCTTAACTCAACTAAGTTATAATACTTGAAACACAAACGCAGCACTGGTAGCAGGCTTTAGACGAAAAGAAGATTGATATTTCAATATGAAAATGTGGTGGTAGGCAGTTGTTTGAATGCTGTTCTTTTCGCATTCAGCAATTGCTACCCTATTTTTTTTACAAAAGCCAGGCGCCCTTTTAGGTTTGACTATCTCAAGCCGGGCCAAGACTTGGACTTTCTTAAAGTATTTTCCCGGCCACCAAAAAGTTTAACGACGTTTGGTGATCAAAAGATCATTGGAGAGCCAAAGGAAATTCTTTGGGAAAGACTGCTGTTTTTACTTTCACTTAGTGGCAATCTTCCGCTCTCCAGCTTGTGCCATCGCATGCGATATGATGGGAATACTGTGGTGTGTTCAAATGAATACTCTAAGGTTTTTGAATTTAAATTTGAAAGTTGCTTTTATTTTGGAGACGCCGGTGCCATTGGCTTTGCTAACCAAAAAGAACTTGACGAAGACATATATACATGTTATGATTATATAGCATTCAATAGTGGAGGCAAACATGAAATCGACTATGTTAACACAGACGATGATTTTGTGCGCGAGATATGGTTTTATAGTTCCGACCGTATTGATGGAAATACTCCTGTTAGAGATGCTTGTGCGGTATCAAAATTAACAGGTGAACAATTATTAAACTTTGACTACTCCGAAACAATGGCGAGATTTAAAGCCGTACATGATATGGAGCAACGAGGAATGAAAGGACAATTTGCAGGTGGATACACAACAGCGGGAAACCCAAAACATTACAAATTTAGAACAACTAGCATCCGACGCGAAACACGCAGCGACACAAGTAAACCCTCGGTACCGAGCGAGAATATTAAAATTGGGACGCCTGACGAACAGAGTTTGCTCAAAAATTTACAGTCAGCTAGCTTGGCCTACCATAGATTTTTAAAAAACCCATGAGTCGTATACACTTAGCCGGCATTATCCCGGTCGCTAATATAAAGTCAGACTTTAATTTAATGACCCCGGAAGTCTTACTTCCCATAAACGCAGGACTGACGGCGATTCAGAAATCAGTCTTTGAATGCGCCATGGCAGGTTGCAACACTATTTGGATTGTTGCTAACGATGATTTAGCGCCCATAATCCGCAAAATAGTAGGCGAATGGGTATATGATCCAGTTTATTATTCAAAAATGATTGGCTTTAGTTCGGAACAACGCAAAGAAGTACCTATTTATTATGTACCGGTCCACCCAAAAGACCGCGATCGCCGCGATTCCTATGGGTGGTCAGTATTATATGGAGCATATTCCGCGTGGAAAGTAGCATACAAAATATCACAATGGGTAACACCCGATAAATATTATGTATCCTTTCCTTTGGCAGTCTATGACATATATAGTATTCGTGATTATAGGAAACTAATCAATCACAAGGAAAACAACTTTCTTTTAAGCTATGACGGCGAAACTGTCAAAAACAACAAACCAATAGCATTCACATTCACAGGAGAAGATTTTAAGAAATGCCGACAACACATAAACAAAATAACCACAAGGGAATATTTACCCCCTTTACCAGACCAGCAATACCCCACCAAGAAACGACCTCTATCCGAGAGATGGAGCGCTCGTCAATTCGAATTCCAGCAGATATTCGCGAAAGTGAACGAGTCGACCGCACACATACATCCTCTTGAGTGGTATTACGATATCTCTACCTGGGAGGGGTATCGCAACTTTCATGCGTCAGATTTTTTTATAGAAACACCGCCAGAACACTTGACAAAGCCTCGCAAACACGTTAAAATACCATATGATTCGGAGGGATTATGAATCGTATAAATTCAAAAATTAAGTTCGTTGGGCTTCATGCACATTCTGTTGCAGGCTCTATCTTTGATGCCATCGGGTATCCGCAAGCACATATGGATTTTGCATATGACAACGGGTGCGAAGCACTGGCACTAACCGACCACGGGAACATGAATGGCTTAGCCTATCAGGTATTGCACGCGAAGAAGATGCAAGAAGCGGGTAAGGAATTCAAGCCAATCTTTGGCTGTGAAGCATATTTCACCCCTTCTATTGCCGAATGGCATGATGCTTATAATCAAGCGATGGAAGACAAAAAGAAAGCCCGCTCCATTAAGAAGGATGAGCAGTCAGGCGCAACCGTCGAAGACGAAGGCGATAGCAAGAAGATTCAAGGAATCCTCAAGCGGCGCCGCCACCTTGTCCTGTTGGCTCAAAACCAGACAGGACTAAACAATTTGTTCAAGCTTGTCTCGGAGTCCTACAAGGCGGAAAACTTCTATCGGTACCCGCGTATTGATTACGCGCTACTGAAGAAGTACAACGAAGGTATTATAGCGTCCTCAGCATGCCTAGGCGGCGTTTACGCTGGTAACTACTGGGAACACCGAGAGGAAGGCGCCGAAGCCGTCCTAGAAGCAATGAGAGAGTCTACGAGGCAAATGGTTGATATCTTCGGAGATCGCTGGTACGCCGAGATTCAATGGAACAACATTAAAGAGCAGCATGAACTAAACCAATACGTTATTCAGGTTGCCGAAGAGTTTGGCGTCGAACTGGTGACGACCGCCGATAGCCACTATCCCAACCCTGATGCCTGGAAGGACAGAGAGCTTTACAAGCGCCTTGGTTGGCTTGGTAAGGGCCGCCCATCCTGGGCAGAAGACGAGTCTCAACTACCTGAAGGCGTTGAAGAAATTGGATACGAGCTGTATCCGAAGAACGGCGATCAGATGTGGGAGAGCTATAAGCAATACTCCGATGAGCAGGGCTTTGAGTACGACGATGACTTGGTTATGCAGAGCATTGAAGAGTCACACCGGATTGCGTTCGATCGAATCGAGTCCTTTTTGCCAGACAACACAGTGCGCTTACCAGAGTTTGTGGTCCCCGCGGGCTTCACCGCAACGCAGGCACTTGTTAATTTTGCTTTGGAAGGGCTGAAGGGGCGCGGATTTCATACGAACAAGGAATACACAGACCGCCTGCGCCGAGAGTTGGGAGTGATTGATGAGCGAGGGTTCTCAAAGTATTTCCTGACGATGAAGTCGATTGTTGATGTGGCCACAGATATGATGTTAGCCGGCCCCGGTCGTGGTTCCGCCGCTGGTTCTCTAGTGGCATACGCCCTGGGGATCACACAAGTAGATCCGATCAAGCATAGGCTCCTGTTCTCTCGCTTCCTGCGCTCCGATGCCTCGGACTATCCTGATATTGATTACGACGTATCAGATAGTATGGCTTTGAAAGAGAAGCTGGTTGATATGTGGGGCGCCGACTGTGTTGCTCCAATCTCCAACTGGAATACACTGCAGCTGAAAAGCTTAATCAAGGACATCTCTAAGCTTTATAATATTCCCTTCACTGAAGTCAACACAGTTACTTCTATCATGATGAGAGAGGCACTGCCAGAAGCCAAGAGGAAGCACGGTATCAAGTCTGGTATCTACGCCCCCACCTGGGAAGAAGTCATGGAGTTCTCACCTTCGCTTCGTAAGTATCTGGCTATGCATCCAGCAGTTAAGACACACGTTGAGGGTTTAGTTGGACAAGTTCGCTCTTGTTCTCGACACGCCGGCGGCGTTGTTATCGCTGAGAATCTTGATCAGAATATGCCGCTGATCAATTCAGGTGGTGTGCGACAAGCCCCATGGGCTGAAGGACAGAACGTCCGACACCTTGAGCCGATGGGCTTTATTAAATTCGATTTACTTGGGCTCTCCACCCTCAAAATGATGGAGGGGTGCATCGAGCATATCCTGCGCCGCCATCATGGCGTCGAGAACCCAACGTTTGCAGAGGTGTTAAACTATTATAATGAGAAATTACACCCAGATGTGATTGATATGGACAATCAAGAGGTATATGAGAATATCTTCCACGCCGGCAAGTGGGCTGGGATTTTTCAGTTCACAGAGCAGGGCGCCCAAAAGTTCTGTGTTCGGGCAAAGCCGAGGAACATCATTGATGTGTCAGCTATCACCTCTATCTATCGACCGGGACCCTTGGCTGCGAACGTTCACGATGAATATGTGGAAGCCAAAGAGAGCCCCCACTATATCAAATATTTGAATGATGACGCACATGATATCACACAGGAAACATTCGGTTTCTTGATCTTTCAAGAGCAGATTGCACTACTGGCACACAAGCTCGGCGGTCTAACCCTGGATGAAGGCAACATGCTTCGCAAGGTGCTGACTAAGAAGGGGACAGGCAAGGGATCCGTGAAGGGTAAGTTGCACGATAAGTTTATCTCCGGCTGTCTTAAGAATAAGATTGCGAGAGACGAGGCGCAAGCCTTGTGGGACAAGTTTGAGTACTTCTCGGGATATGGATTCAATAAGTCTCACGCAGTATCGTACAGCATCATCTCATTCCAGTGCGCTTGGCTGTGGAACTACTACCCGGCTGAGTGGATGGCAGCATTCTTAGACAAGGAACCAGAGAGCAGGAAAGAGAAGGCAATTAATATCGCCAAGCAGTACGGCTTTGACATCGCACCGTTGGATGTAAACAAATCCGGAACCGTGTGGGAGATTAGCTCCGACGGGAAGACTCTTATCCAGCCGTTAACCTCTATTAAGGGTCTTGGCATGGCAGCAATCAATCAACTGCTGGATAATCGACCGTTCATGAACGCGGAAGACTTATTATTTCGAGAGGGGGTCTCCTACAGTAAGCTTAACAAGAAAGCACTGGACGCTCTATGCCGCGGCGGAGCCTTAGATAATATCGTTGATGATCGGTTCAGCGGACGCAAACACTTCTGGTCTGCTTGTGTCGTTGAGCGCCCAAAGAGCCTCAAGAAGTTTGCAGAAAATCTTGAACTCTACAGCCCAGAGGGAGACTTTACCGAGGAAGAGATCATTCAATTCAAGACAGAACTTACAGGAATATTCCCAATGAACTTAGTCATTACTCCGGAAACAATACAGAAACTTCAGGATAAGTTTGTCCCTCCCATCTCAGAATACGATTCTTCGCTGCAGCTGTGCTGGTTTATTCCTAGGAAGATCGTGCCCAAGAAGACAAAGAATGGGAAGGACTACTGGATCGTTGAAGTGATTGATTCCAACAACGAACTGACACGAATTCGATGTTGGGGTGTCAAGCCCTCGCGAGACCGAATACACCTTAACCGACCGTATATGGCAAACCTCAAGTACGATCCTAACTGGGGATTCAGCACCTATGCTATCGGTAAAACATTTCGGCAACTAGGATAAAACATGAACGTTATAAAATATTTTAGTCCTCTGATAAAAGAGGCAAAATTAATAGATGATCTACCAACCATCGTTAGGGTGACTAAATTTGATGAGACGTCGGCGAAAGCGTTTTCAACAGCGGTTATGAAGGCGCAGAATACGGGACAACCCGTCCTTCCCATTATTATCGATAGTTATGGCGGACAGGTATACAGCCTGATGTCTATGATATCAGATATCAAACACAGCCGCATTCCCATCGCAACAATTGTCCAAGGCAAGGCGATGTCCTGTGGTGCCATTCTTTTTAGCTTTGGAGCCGAGGGGATGAGATACATGGATCCTGACGCGACAGTTATGATTCATGACGTTAGCTCGATGGAACACGGGAAGGTGGAAGAATTAAAGGCGTCCGCGGATGAAAGTGAGCGCCTTAACCAAAAAATCTACTCTATGATGGCAGAGAATTGTGGCCACCACAGAGATTATTTTTTAGATATCGTGCACGAAAAGGGTCATGCCGACTGGTTTCTTGAGGGAGACGCCTGTAAAAAACACAACCTTGCTAACCACCTACGTATCCCAGAGTTAAAGATTAGAGCCACTATCGATTTTGAATTTAAGTAAGATTCCGAGCTACTTAGGGAGCGGGGTATGATACTGTGGCAACGTCTGATAAAATTAGATGGAAGAGAATGGTAAACGAAATCAGGTTTTTACACAATGAAAAGGACTTGATTCGACAAATCAATTCTGAATCTGCTGCAGGGTTTCAAGAGCACTACCTTAAAATAGCAGCAGAGAATGGGCTCGATATACAAGCTTTAAATAAAGAAAATGAAGAAAAGATTAAAGAGGCGTACGGATTAGGTGAGCCAAAAATTTCTTCTGAAAAGTTTCCAGATATAGAGGATCCTGCCCTCGGCGCTCTCATGGTGTGCCCGCAGCCACTAAAAGAAAAGAACGAACCCAGTGAGACTCAAGATGATATCGAAATTCACGATTCGTTTAATAAACTATTTCGGAGACTGGCAATGAAGCTTCACCCAGACAAGGTAGGGAATCAAGTGACGATAGAGCAGGGTATTGAAAATCTATCTCTTTTTAAAGATGCCAAGGACGCACTCGACGAGAGAAAATATTTTATTCTTTTAGATTTGGCTGAGCGCTTTGGCATAACCCAATCACGAAACTATAAACAACAAATAAGATGGATGAAGAAAGAGTCGGGTCACATTTCCGATGTCATCGCGCACGAGAAAGATACATATAATTATCTGTTTGCGGATTGTGAAACCGAAGAGCAGAAAGACACTATAGTAAAAAGATTTTTGTTCCAACTTTTTGGAATTCACCTATAATAAGTGCTTGACAAGCGAATGTCATAGTGCTATATTATTAGAGTAACAAAGGAGAGCCTAATGGCCAATACACACGATGAGAAGAAGCAATATGTCAAGGAGTATATCCGCTCACTGGCAGCAATTGAAGAATGCATAGAACCCTATCAGGAACAAAAGCGCGAACTGCGCACTGAGTTCCGAGAGAATGGATGGCTTGATACCGACGAGATCCGCTCAGCGGTAAAAGCGTATCGACTCTTCAAAGGTAAGTTTGATATTGATGAAGTTGTAGATAACTTTAATGCTATCTCAGGAGGCTCCTCAAATGAATAAGACTACTCAATTAACAATGTTCTCTTCCAAAACAGGAGAGTGGTCTACGCCTCAAGAATTCTTTAACAAGCTAGATTGGAGGTTTGGTCCGTTTGATCTGGATCCGTGCGCGGATCCGACCAACGCCAAGTGTGCAAACTTTTTTACAGAGCCGGAGGACGGTCTATCCAAAGATTGGGAGGGGTTCACGAGTTTTATTAATCCCCCCTATGGCCGCGGTATTGAAAGCTGGATTGAGAAGGCTTATAATGAATCTCGCAAGGAAGAAACCAAGGTAGTCATGCTTATCCCATCAAGGACGGATACAAAGTATTGGCACCAGTTTGTCATGAGAGCCGATGAGGTCTATTTCGTAAAGGGACGTCTTAAGTTTGGAGACTGCACTAACAGTGCACCATTTCCATCAGCTATCGTGGTATTTGACGGCACTAACAGGCAACAAATTTTTGGAACAATAAATCGATAAAAGGAGAATAATTTTATGTCTAAGCAAGATCTGGTGAGTGCAGCGATGTTGCAACTCCGCGCTAAAATACACGAGTCATACGCTATGTTGGAGGCGGCAGTAGATGCTGCCCCCACCGAATCGAGCGCCGAGACGATTGCAACAGCGGCTGTGCGCTTAAGTCAGTGGGAGCATGCAGCAGCATCGCTGCAGCGCCAAGTCGAAAATTTGGTAACCGTAGAGGAACCAACGACAGTAGAAGTAGAAGAGTTCGAAGATGAAGAATTGGCAGAGCCAATGGTGATAAATGAAGAAAACTCTCCTACGTTCAAGCGTTCTCAAAAATATCGCAACATTTCCACAAAAGAAAGCGATGAATCGTAAGCAGCGTCGTACACTAGAGAAGGAGACTTCTTCGGAAGCGTCAGACCGGGTTGCCGATAAAGTTGCCCAGTTTAATAAGATGCCGGCTCAGTGCAGCGCCTGCAACGAACCTTTCGATAAGAAAGATCGAGATATGGTTAGTGAATGGAGCGTTGTGGTTCGCCAAGAAGTAGTGCGCCTATTTTGTCCGACATGTATTAAGAAAACTCAGGAGGTATTAAATGAGAATAAATCGCTTATCGACGCATGCTCTTCAGAATCTGATTAATGGAAAAGTAAAAGAAAATCAAACTTGTGTGTTAAAGTTTTATTCTAATGGGTGTCACATGTGTCACGCTCTGAGCCCTTATTTTAAAGATATAGCTGAAAGCGAAGAGCACAATGATCTACACTTTTTTGCGTTTAATGTCGATGACTACCCAGAAATAGAAAAGATGCTCAAATTTAAGGGGGTACCAACTATATTTATAATTCATACGCACGTAGATAACAGGTTGCCCACCATGAGAATGATGCCAGATCCCAATGACCCTAGTGAGAAAACATGGTACAAGACCAGAGAGATTAGATCATTTATAAAGAAGGAGGCACTATGAGAACGACACTGTCCTATGATGATGTATTATTATGTCCTCAGTATTCTGATATCAAAACAAGAACAGAGATTGATATCTCCGTCGACTTAGAGCGAGGATTATCCTTAGAGGTACCGATCCTCGCCTCGCCCATGGACACCATCTCTGAATTTGAGATGGCAAGCTCCCTATCCACAGCCGGTGGCGCCGCAGTAATTCATCGATACAATACAATTGCAGATCAAGCCCGTATAGTAATGGCAGCAAAGGAACTACAGCCTCAAGGATTGACAGTGGGTGCTGCCGTTGGGGTCTCCGGAGACTATTTGAATAGGGCTGCTGTACTCAGTGCTCTCGACGTAGACTTTATTTGCGTTGACGTCGCCCATGGTCACCACATTTCAATGAAAGAGGCACTAGCAGCACTCAGGTCTTTGCTGGGGGATGAGGTACACTTGATGGCAGGTAATGTAGCTACGCTGGATGGTGTAAACGATTTGGCTGACTGGGGAGCAGACTCTGTTCGGTGTAACATTGGAGGTGGTTCAATCTGCTCAACCCGGATACAGACCGGTCACGGCATGCCTGGTTTGCAAACAATTATAGATTGCGCACAAACAGATCGCGATGTGAAGATCATCGCCGACGGCGGAATAAGAAACTCCGGAGACATGGTAAAAGCATTTGCTGCCGGCGCCGACGTGGTAATGTGCGGCTCTCTTTTTGCCGGTACCGCTGAAACTCCGGGCGAGATAATGGAAGATCAAGCCGGTCACCGGTGGAAGATATACAGAGGAATGGCTAGCAAGGAAGCTCAAATTGACTGGAGGGGCAAATACTCGTCATTTGAAGGAGTGTCGTCTAGGGTGCCATATCGAGGTAAGATTGTCGATATTGTAGAAGATTTATGCCGCGGCATCAAGTCAGGCTTTTCATACTCCGGCGCCCGCAACCTCGCGGAATTTCAAGCTAAGTCAAAATTCATAATGCAAACGGCCGCTGGGCAATCAGAAAGCTCAGCCCACATCCTGTCGAGAGAGTGGAAATGACCGGCTCATACGGGATAAACAGCAAAAAGATAGTTTTTACAGATACAGATCATAGACACGCCCAGTTTCTTATTCGCCTCAATCACGATGGACTTAAACAGTCTCAATTTTTCCGAGCGATAATAACGGGATATATAAACTCTGATCCCCGTGTTCAAGATTATGTTGACGAGGTGAGCACTCATTCGCAAAAGAAAAAACAGAAATCCAAAAAACTGCGAACTAAGGGTCGCACAAACTCTGAAGATCTTGGGTTGCAAGATTCCGAGATAGATAATATTTTTGACTTAATTGAAGAGGAGCACCCCGAATTATGAGAAGTTTCGACGGCTTGAAACCATGCAGCAGAGAGTGCATGTCAAAAAAAAAGAACTGTGATCAAAAAGAATGTCGAATGTTTATTGACTTCGAAGAAGAATATAACTGTACTCTCATTGCTATCTATGAAAACGGACCGATGACGTTGCGCCAGATCGGAGACAGATTGGGGATATCTTTTGCGAGAGTAAAGCAGATTGAGACGATAGCACTCGGCAAAATGAAAGGCAACTCTTTAATTTCTTAATGAATTTCAGACTATTGTAAATTTAACTACTATTTATTGTTAAGATTCACATTTTTTCAAGGAGAGAAAACCCATGTCCCGCAAAACACTTTTAACTGAAACCCAGGTTCGCCAATTTATGAAGTTGGCAAATTTATCACACGTAAGCGATAACCGCCTATCGGAGATGGGGTACGGAGCGCTTCCTGGTGCTCGCGATGAAGACGAAGAGCTTGAAGCTGAACTTGGCAGTACCGAGGACGAGTTGGGCGCCGAAGATGCGCTAGCTGATGAAGAGGGCGGAGAGCTTGATGATCTTGAAGGTGACATGGGAGCCGAAGCCGGCGCCGGAGAAATGGTGTCGGTAGATGATTTTATGAGCGCTCTTGAGAATGCGCTTGAAGATGTGATGGGTGAGCCGACCAGCGTGGATATGGACACCGGTGAGGACGAGATCGAGGTAGACGCGGAACTTCCCGGCGGACCCGAGCTTGAACTTGATGCGGAAGAGGAAATGGAAGAGCCCATGATGGAAGATGGCAAAAAGGCTTATAAAAACGAAGACGAGGTTGTCGCTGAGGTTTCCCGCAGGGTTGCCGCTCGCCTCTCCAAGAAGTCAACCAGAGGCACTATTACCGACCAGTTAGCCGAGCGAATTTTTAATCGCATTACGGCAAAATAGCTTGACATTAAATAGTTAACATATTATAGTAGCCACTGGGATATAAAAATCTCATGTGGCTATTTATTTAGAGAGGTGTATCCTGCAAGCGCTACTATATTTTTTGATATTCATATTTGGATATATAACGTGTAAGACGTTTTATTTTATGAGAAGCACGAACCTCAGCCTCCGCACTATTAGAATTTCTCATTTAATATATCTATCGGCAATGATCAAGTCCATAGAAAACTTAGCAACCTCACGCGAATTGATGTTGGAGTACTTGTTAAAGACTGAAAAGTCTTCTAATACTATCACATCATTTACTATGGCATTCGATAAAAATGTCGAACACATAAAGGAAAATTCCATAAAAGTACTCGTTGGGACCCACCCAAGATTCTTTAAGGGATATGTAGATTTTAACGACTGGGAGTCATCAATGGTATACCTAACTAAGCATCAGAAAACAGCACTTGAGTTTTGGAGAACACAATGATAAAAAAGATAAAAGATATAATTGAGTCAGCAATAAAAGAAGAGGGACCTCCACCATCTAAAAAGATGGTGGTGCTGGATCCCGCAGAGGCGGCAGAGCTGCTAGCCGCCATTCCGCCTGAGCCGGATATGAGAATAATAGGACTTTTCACGGAAGTCTCTGAAGAAAAGAATGCGGAATTAATTCACGCCCTACTGTATCTTAACGAGCTTAATAAGCTAGCGCCGGAAGAATCAAAAAAACGCCCCATTGATTTTTATATTTCTACATATGGCGGTTCTGCAGACGACATGTTCGGAATGTATGATATGATGCGACAGATCAGAGAAGAGACCGAGATTCATACTATTGGTCTAGGCAAGGTGATGTCTGCCGGCGTGCTCATTTTAGCTTCCGGTACGAAGGGCAAGCGCAAGATTGGAAAGTATTGCCGAGTCATGATTCACTCAGTCATCGCAGGCAACCACGGAAGCTTATCTAACCTCGTAAATGAGATGGAAGCTATTCAGAGAATACAAGAAGATTATATTGAAGCCTTGGTGGCCGAGACCAACATGACGAAAAAGGATATTAAAAATATGTTAGAACGAAAAGTTAATGTCTATTTATCTGCAGAAGAAGCTGTAGAATTAGGTATAGCTGACATAATTATTTGAGGTTTTCGAGTGTCTGAACTAAAAAACATATTAAGAGAAGAATATACGAAGATGGCGAACACCATCACGCCGGATAGCTTGATGAGCATGGTTGAAGAGATCATGAGTATCTCACTTAACCCTCTCACAGAAGAGAAGGGGTATGAAAGCTTCAGCGTCCATCTCTCGCTCCCCAGACTAACACCAAACGAATCGTGGGGCAAGCCAGGTAGCCAATCAAGGGAAGACATAGATAGAATTTTTGCCTCCATCACGAGAAAACCTAGCATCCAGGCTCGAATCGATCATGTCAACAGCTTTGCTGACCCTGCCCGGGCAAAAAGAAAGGGAACCGGAGATAGATTCAACACAATATTGAACATGATGATGATCTTGGAGGCACTGCAAGCCTGTCTCAACGATTATAGTGAATCATCTTCGGGGTTTGTATTTGAGGGATTCATGGCGGCGATTACTGGCGGCAAGCAGATCTCTGGTCGCGTCGGAGGCACCTTACCAATTGAAGATTTTGTTAGCGGAGATGATGAGGCTGTCAGTCTCAAATTATTAAGTCCCAAAACACCCATTCACGGAAGCTTTACTAACCTTATTGATTACTTGTTTATCCGCGGCGGATCTGGAGTAGATAAGATCAAATATTTAATTGGTCGAAAAAATTCTGACGGTGGCGGCGATAATGTTACTCAGCTGATGCTGCTTGATTTTATTATCAACCGCCGGAACTTTGTAAAGATTATGGAGGAGTCCGGCAATCAACATCTTTTTGGCGATCAGGCGCGAGAAATCGAGCGACTGGCTCAATCCTGGCAAGGCGCCCCAGATCAAATAATCGATATGCGCCGGGCTCTTCTTGAGACGCCGGGCTATAACGAAACCTTGGGGATGTTTAAGAAGAATGTCGATGATGAGGGCACCTTCAACTCTGATGCTAGCGCACCCAAAGATCCTGCTGTAAAGCAGGGACAATACACGGCAGAAAAGGCAAGAGCAGATAGAATTTCAGCGCGCAAGCAAGGCTTTGCTACAGCCATCGCAGGCAAAGAGCCTGATTTTGAAAGCTGGCTCGCAGCACACCCCCAACTGAAAGAACCTGAACAGAAGAGAGCCCTTAGCGCCGCACAGAAGACATACAACGCTGGTTATGCTGAGGCTACACCCAAGACGCCAGAAGAACCACAACAATTTTCCGAATCTTACTTTGGAGAGTTCCACGAAAGAGAGAAGCTTATGATAGAACAAGAGCGCCAAATCATGGAAGCTAAAGGCGCATCCGGCGGTACGCAGTGGTCGATCAGCGCAGCCGCAACTGAAAAGTTAGCCAATATTGCTGAGGTTGAGTATTATGGCGAGATTAATCTGTCTGATAAGAATATAAAGGAATGCGCTGACATCTATATCGAGAAGATGGGAGAAACCCTGGTGACTTTGCTGAAGACGACGGAAGAGTTCACTAAAAATATTGGTAAATACTTCAGCGCCGACCGCCGTTCCACTGCGATGAATGCAAACAAGCAAGCCCAAACGGATGGTCAAGAAGTAGTAAACTTGCTGGAGAAAGACCAGAAAGATGCCGCCACAAACACAAGCGACGATCTTTAAACGAATAACATTTGACATTCTCTCAATAACAGATTATAATATAGTATAACTCTGAGGTATTAATGAGTCGAGCATACGACGACAATCAAACACTGCAACAAAAGATATTAAACGGGGTCAACAAGCTAGCTGATAATGTAGCCTCTACGCTTGGACCACGTGGTAGAAATGTCTTACTTAAAGAAAAGGGTGCCACTCCCTTCATCACAAAGGACGGAGTAACAGTTGCTCACTTTGTCGCCTTAGATGACCCATTCGAAAATGCGGCAGCTGAAATTATTAAGCAAGCCGCGGTCGAGACCAATGCCACAGCCGGCGATGGCACCACCACAGCGACTGTTTTGGCTCGAGCCATACTTCAGGAGTCGCAAAAGTATGTGGCTTCTGGAGTTTCGCCCATTGAATTGCAGCGCGGAATCAACCTGGCATGCAAGGAAGTGTTAGTCAATTTGTCCAACCTATCGCTGCCGGTTACAAGTATTGAGGATATAAAACATATTGCAACTATCTCAGCAAACAATGATAAAACAATTGGAAATTTAATTGCCATGGCAATCGACCGGGTAGGACAAGATGGCTCGATTACCATTGAAGAGTCAAGGTCTGTTGAGACATCAGTGGATATAGAAGAAGGCTTCAAGATCCGTGCTGGCTATTGCGCCGGCGCATTTATCACCGACGAGAGAAGATCGATGATGATACACGAAGAGCCTCTGATCCTGGTGACGGACTATAAGATAGATTCTATTGATAGTATCTTGGCTACTTTAGAAATGGTGGCGAGAGAATCTCGACCTCTGATAGTTATCGCTGAAGATATAGAAGGGCAAGCGCTTGCTGCATTGATAATGAACGCACTACGTGGAACACTGAAAGTTGCCGCAATCAAAGCCCCGGACTACGGAGAGAAGAGAAGGAGTATACTAGAAGATATTGCTGTTTCGGTGGGCGCCACCTTTATCTCTCGGGCATCCGGCATCAAGCTAAAGGATACTCAGTTAAAAGATTTAGGTACGGCCAAGTTTATCGAAAGCAATAAATATGCCACAACGATTGTAGGCGGCGCCGCAGACCACGACGAGGTGGAACGTCGAATAGAAGCTCTGAAGATGGACATTCAAAATACCGACAAACTAGATGAAGCTGCCGCCATGCAAGATCGCATAACGAGATTGGTCTCCGGCGTGGCAGTCATCCGAGTCGGCGGAGCCACCGAAGTAGAGATGACCGAGAGAAAACACCGAATCGAAGACGCGCTAGAGGCAGTGAGGTCCGCACAAGAAGAGGGCATAGTCCCGGGCGGGGGTACATCTCTTCTAAGGGCTGCAGAAACAATTGTAATAAGGTCCGAGGGATCTTCATCAGATATAGGCATAGGCGCTGTTGTAATAAGACAAGCCTGTCGTGAGCCCATTCGACAAATGGCGCTAAACGCTGGAGAATCCTTTGATCTAATTATTGATAAAATATTAGCAAGTGACGAGAATGTGGGTTGGGACTTTCGAAACGGCGAGCTTGTTAACTTAATTGAAAAGGGAATTATTGACCCGGTCAAAGTCACGAAGACAGCATTACAGAATGCCGCCTCGGCGGCAGGCACACTAATGACAACAAATTTTGGCATCATCCAGACGGAGGATAAGTAATGCAAGAAGGAGATCTGGTACACATCCCACAGGGAGTGGAGTTGTGGTGTGATAACGATAAGGGTATGAGGATGCGCATTTCTGAAAAGCCAATCGCCGGCGTTTATTTGAGCACGAGAAGTCAGTACATTTATCGTGTGTATGCTGACGGTAATTGGAATGTCAAGAAAAGCGATGTATACCCGATGGGAGAAAATGATGGGATTAGTTAAACTTACAGAAGTATGCCACAATAGCACACTAACGACACAGCAGGATTATACATTACAAGAGGTGTTTGTGAACCCTGAACATGTAGTACTGATCAGAGAAGAAGGGAGAATTCAAAAGCTCAATGAGCAGGGAATTCTCCATAAGGATCTTAACCTAAACCACAGGTTTACCAAGCTTACAATTAATCGCGGACACACTGGTACGGAAATCGTAGTGGTGGGCGCACCGGATGTCATAGAGGACACCCTAAATAAAAAAACAAAAGAACTGTTAAGAGGATAATATGCCAAGAATAAATTTACAATATTCCATTGAGTTGGAGGAACTTGCACCAGAAGTAGGAAGACTATATAAGAAAGCTAACGAGCTTATTGGTCAGATTTCATTAATTCAGTTCGCCGAGTCTCAGGTTCTCTCGTCCTCCACTGTTAATCATATTCACGAAACCCGCGTGAAGTTAGCTAAAGCGGATGTCATGCTGAGAGATATTCAGTCGGTTGTTAGCTCATATGTAGAGTATGAGCTTTCCCAAAATAAAGACGAAGACGCCCAAACAGCGCCGGAGTTACAGCAGTCCGACACGCTTAACGACCTACAAAATAGCATAGAAGCGCTCTCTCAGCAGATCGATGGGAGCACCGGCGATGAGAACCCCACTCAAAGAGCCTAATAACTTTGTTAGCTCGCACGTGCTAAAAAAAATTATCCCGCTTGATGTTCCGATCAAGAGCTATGCTTTTTTTTCGGGTCAGATGGAATTCCCGCTCTTGAAAAAAAGAGAGAAGATGACTTTCTTAACTAACAAGATAGCTATTTATGATTTTTGGAAGCACCTGTTGGAGAAACCAGAAGTGGTAGCTATGCATGCGGAGGCAATGCATGAACAGACAACTCACGGCACTATAGAAACTTATCAGCGTGAGCTGTTAACATATCGTGAGCCGTATATGCGCGCCGCAATCTTTTATTTGCTGAATGCCTATTCTGACAATGGCACTGTTTCTTTTGGGACTTATGATATAAATAATTACAATTCGCTCTTCTTACGTCGTTTGCGAGAGTTAATCAAGAACCCCTACGAGATAGAATTGAAATATTACCCAGCGACATATGTGGAGGAAGGACTGCAGTATGTCGAACCAGAAGATCTAATATTTATTCCTGTTGGCGCTTACCACCCCCCTCTTCTTATTAGCGGACTTTCGGAAGGCTTCGACACGTACGCCTTTAATCATCAACAGTTACACAATACTTTATCAGAGATGGAGAACAAATTTGTATTATGTTACAAATATAGCCCTCGGCTACGAGATCTCTATGTCGACTTCAGCTTGACATATGTTAGTAAATATGGCACCCCCACTCGCCACAAACACCTCGCAGAAGATGTAATCATAACCAACTTTTAGGAATATAAGTGACTCACAAACTTTTTTTAGCATGCTTGCTCTTCGCCGCGGGTCAGACAATGGGCTGGTTCAATCTTAACTCTCAATTTGTGTGGGAGTGGTGGAAAGACAAGCCTCTCGCCGCAGTATTTTTATATTCGGTCCCTGCTGGCATTTGTTTCTGGTATGGCATTCGATTAGCCTATGAAGACATGGGAGAGGTATGGGGCCCTAGATTTTTAATATTTAGTATGTCCTACTTGACGTTCCCCATTTTAACTTGGTATTTTTTAAATGAGAGCATGTTTACTCTCAAAACCATGGTATGTATTCTACTTTCCTTTGCCATCGTCGCTGTTCAGCTTTTTTGGAAATAGGCTATGAGTAGTATTTTTTTATTTGACGTCGATGGCACAGTTACCCCTCCCAAACAAAAGATAGATTCAAATTTTAAAATTGAATTTTTAAGATGGATGAAGGATAGAGAGGTATACATTGTCTCTGGGGGATCTTTCCCGCGAATAATAGACCAATTGGGTACTGATATTGTTGATGGCTGCGCCGGCGTATTCGCATGCATGGGGAACATATTTTATGAGCAGTTGGATCAGATAAATCCATCTGGATTTGACGAGTGGCAAATAATATATGAGAATAAGTTCCGCAGCCCGCGCGGCTTAAAAGAGAAACTAAAGAAGGTGGTTGAAGAGTCGGCTTACCACACAAAAACAGGCAAACATTCTCAACACCGCGAGGGGATGATAAACTTTTCCATCGTAGGATCTAACGCAACAACAGAGCAAAGAAGAGAATACGCAGAGTATGATCTGCAGAACAAAGAGAGGGAAGCCATCGTGGGCGCCCTCAAAAAGCAATACGCTTCTCTGGATTTTGCCATTGGGGGCGCCGTTAGCATTGATATCTTCAAAATGGGAGCCGATAAATCTCAAATTATTGACCGCCATTTTGATGAGGTGTTAGAAGGAAATAGGATATTGTTCGTAGGGGATAGGATCCCATTTCCAGGCAACGATTGCTCGCTGGCAGTAACCCTGCGGCAACACCCAAATGGATCTGCTTACGAGGTGGAAAGCTGGCGTGACACAGCAGAACTATTAAAGACCGAGCCTTTTGCGTAGATACTGATAAAAACAACTATTTATAATGACGGAGTTTAATTAATGGACATTTCTACAGGCAATTGGTTTAGGTATTTACAGGAAGAAGTTTTAACAGAGGGGCTGCGAGACATCGGGTTGCCCGAGGTCATCGTTGATTTTATCGAGGAAGGCATGCCAAATGCTCCCGAGAAGTCAAAGATGTACGCCGGCAATAACTGGAAAGAACACAAGCTGGGCAACCCCGGCTACATTGAGAGCACTCAAGATAATTGGCTGAGCTTCATGGAGCGCAACTTTCGCAATCAGCTTCAAGTTACTCCCCTTGAGCCCCAGCATAGGGAATCACATTTCGTAGCGCGAATCGCTGCCGTATACGATGAGAACGGAATGGAAGGCGGACCACCCGAGAAGCGCGTAAGGTATGACGTCAAAACCGTTGAGCAAAACAAGAAGATCGCATTCGTCGCAGAAAATATAAAGCAAGCGTGGGCAAAGCCTGCCGGCACTTGGCGCAAGACATTTATGAAAGCAACGAAGGCACTGAGCAAAGCAGGTGTGCCTTCCGAGAAGGTTGAGGTGGTCAAAGATGAGTTGCAGCGTAACATGCTGGCTCAGTGGAAAACATACTGGGGCAGATGGAACGAGTTGTTCTCTTGGCTCAACGACGAACCAACGAACTACGAAATGATCAAGGGCGAAGAAATTAGTATCGCCTACGACACAGCGATGGAAGACCTAAACAACAAAGAAGATCCAGACGAGATCATCCACACATTTGAGGACGGCTCGTACTGGTATAACTTACAGGTATCTAACTGCCCCGTAGAAGGCGAGCGAATGGGACACTGTGGCTCTGACACTCGCGGCACCCTTGTGTCACTACGCAAGCGCCAGAGCAAGCGCAAAGCATCCTCTTCCTATATCACAATGACTTGGGATGGTGAGACACTTTACCAGATCAAGGGGCGCAACAACGACGCACCTCCACACGAAATGTGGGATCACATCGAGTGGTTCATCAGAAATATGGATATCAGCAGCGTCGAGGAAACAGGTGAACACTCTAACGATCACGAAGGCTTCCAAGAGATGAATGAATATCTCCAAGGCCGCAACCAAAGCGTTAGATTCAACGGCGCCATCGATATAGACGCAATCCAAGAGGCGATAGACGAGGTTGTCAACGACTACGACGGCGAGAACTCATCGATCTATGGAGAAGTCACTGGACCAGAGGATCACGGTGGTGACTACACCGCTATGAACATGAGCGCCGAATGCAGCATTCAGATTAACTTGGGCTGGAAGGGTTTTAAAGAAGGTGACGGGGACTTCATCCCGACATTTAGTATGGACGACACGACAGAGACAGATTATGAGCGTATCCCCCAGAACACTTGGGGAACCTCAGCAAGAGACTTTAACAGCGAACTAGATCTAGACGAGATTGGCTATCCATTGCCCGGAGAAACCGAGGTTGAATGGTCCGTTGAAATGCTCACAGGCGCCCAGCCAGAGGGTGAAGACATAGACCCAAACTATCCAGCAACCGCACACCTTATAGTTTCGATCCGCAATTCCGAATATGAAGCTGTTGACGACGAAGACGATGCTCGACGCAATATGGAAAACCTTGCTTCGGAGGTTCAATCAGAGTTTGAAGACAAGTACGACGAGATCAAAGAAGAATTAAGAGCCAAACTTGCGAAAGAAGGCTATTCCGTCAAGACAGCATATGATCGTGATCGATCAGAGATGAGCGGATATGAGTTAGAACACTGGAACATCTACACCGACAAGGCAGGGCTAGAGTTCTGGTTCAGACCAGCAACAGGCGAAAACCCTTCCGACACTCTCGTCGAATACGGTGAGATGCCGATGGTAATGAAGATGTGGGGGCAACGCCAAGGAGCCGGACACATAGATCACCTATACACCCGCGCCTTTGGAGCGCCCACCGGCACTACTCGGGCAGCGGCGCGCTACGGAAACCCCGACCTAGACCGCAATATGGCGAGAACACTGGAGAGATTGTATAAGAAAAACTCTACCACAGCCACAGCAGGACAAGAGCAGCTGCCCTTTGGTGATGATTACGCTGCCAAGCACGTGCCAATTGTTTTAGCGAAAGACTCGCGCTTTGTTATCCAAGGCGCCGCCGCATTCCACGGACAGAATGGTGCCTATCCTTTGATGCCCATTGGCTGGCGTTATACCATCGGTGTAGACAGCAGCGCATCACCAGAAGAGATAGAGACAGTCAAAGACATCGTACGATACTTTAATAAGAACCCTCAGATGGTTATGGATGCCGCCAAAGAGACTATTGATATAGCACTTGAAGGCTCGGTAGCGCTGTCAGAGGCAACGAAAGAGAGCGTGCTAACAGGAAAAATAGTGTACGCAACCATCAAGCACATTGATTCGATGCTCGCCGCACAAGTGGCTTCGGGTTCTGACGAATGGGCAGAGCGCAAGGTAATGATAGCTAGATGGATCAATCAAAACTTTGAGCAGATGGAAGAAGTGGAGAAGCACGTAGCTTGGTATGATTACCTCTCACCGATAAGAAACCAGACATTTAATATGGCTCGCGAAGGCGATATCGAACCCGAAGGCGATGATGCCGGCAGACCAATTCGTTGGAACGAGAAAGTGCAGGATCAGATGAAGCGAATGAAAGCATTTGGAGGCACTGTACGAAACTATAGCGGCGTTCAACGCGGAGAGCCACAGGCAGGCACGATGGGGGCGCCGCGCGCAGTAGGAGAGAGCGTAGAGCAGCAGATTGACAGGATCGATAGATTATTACAAGAAAAAGACACGTCCTATGACCTCCGATTATACAGCATCAAAGCCGATATATCAATTCAAAAAGAGCTTGGCGGCGAAGTTCAAGAAACTCAGACTGAGATTCGTGGTATCGAGGGTGTTACGACTGTGCGCACGGTGGGGGATACAACCGACATTGGCACATCACAAGTTGCAACGTATGAAATTAAATTTGAACTTCTAGGAAGTTTAGGTCGTGTTAAATATAGGGACCAAACTCTCATTCCCGGCATGATGAAAATTAAGGGATTGAGAATCCTAAGACTCAGCCCTATTCACAGGACGAACGCCCAGGGAACGATTAGAACAGTTAGAGAGGGCTTGTTAAAAGAAGATGGCGGCATTTCCAACTTTGGAGGTATGGCCGGCAATCTTGGCGCCTTGCGGAAATCTTATTTCAAGAATAATGTTACCCCTCGTGAAACCATAGATTCTGTGCTAGCCGATTGGGTAGAAGGAGGTGTTCAGGTTTATGATTCCCCGACAGATACAACTAACATGAGATACCATGTAATGATGCCCGTCGAGGAATTGATGCCTTTCATCTCAAGAGAATTTAGAGCGCCAATGGACGCATTTGATGGATTATATCAAAATTTTATTGCCAATGGTGCAGATGCACCTGTCTTTATAGCCCTGGGAAAGAATGGCAGAGCCAAAGTCACAGGAAACGAAGACCTAATATGGTTTGCAAAGAAGTCGGGCCTTGAAGAATTGCCTGTCTTCTTCAGTTATCAAAGGCAGGTTTGATGCTCGCTTTTTTAAAGAAGCACGCGCGTATTGTAATGAGGGTTGCAGCCTCAACACTGTTCTTCCTTTTTGTGTTTTATAGTGTTTATAGTCAGTATTCGATACCAAGCAAAAAAGAGATACAAAATAACAAAAACGTCTCCTCATTCTATAATACATCATACCGAAGTACAATTAAAAAGTCAAGGCTGAGTACGGTGCAGATAATTTCTATGGTACCAGAGGAGGGTTTAATATCCGCTTTTACGGGAACCTATTTTGAAGCCTACGGGGATTTTTTCGTTGTATCTGTTGCTCACGGTATCCATGGACCTTGTGAATACACAAAAATAGTCTTTGACGACAAATTGTATAGCTGTAAAAAATATATATATGTTGATACCCACGTAGATTATTCAATAATACAAATCGATGAGATCCTGGAGCGGAAGCCGATTAAAATACCCCGAGACTTACCTAAAAATAAGCAGTGGATAAAATCGTATTCAATTCTCAACAAAGTCGTTTATACGGGCTATCCAAATACCTTGGGTCCCCTTACGATTAGCGGCGAAATAGCCGGCTTTTCGCCATCGCAACATGCCTACATGATTTCATATGCATGGCAAGGTTCTTCGGGTTCCGGAGTTTTTGACCATTCAGGCAAATATATAGGTTATGTGGTAGCAATTGATGTTGGCCAAACGGAGTTAGGCTTGCAAATCCTACAAGATGTTGTTTTAATTGTGCCGGCATTTAATATTGACTGGACCAAAGTTATAACTGAAGCCGAATAAGGAGATAGAAGTGAAAAAAGAAAATTGTAAATTAGACGAGCTATTGTATAAGATAAACACCTTAGAAAATTCGTTAAAAGTTCTAAAAAAACAACTGAACCAGGTGTATACTATATGTGATACTTATTTTTCCGATGATGGAATAGGGTCAGAAAAGGAAAAAGATGATGAACAACGAAATTGAAAAAATTGAGGAGATGGTCGACCCCGTGTCAACACAGCCGGAAGACCTGAAACCCAAGCGCCCATCGAACCGCGCACCGGAAGGCATCAGAACCTTCACAGTGTGCCGGCAAAGCGATGAAAGTGGTGTGTCAGGAGAGGGAGTGGTGATAGAAGGTGCCACTTTTGCTACCGGACACACAGTCATCCACTGGTTGACTCCAGCACCACGCGGCTCCATTGCGTTTTTTGATGCATTTGATGATTTTTTGAAAATACACATCAAACCTCACCCGACAAATCGTACAATTATTACGTTTGAAGATGGCGAGCAAACTATGTATGATGGGGGCTAGTTAATAACATGAAGGTATGGAAGGGTTATATTAAGGCAATCACAGAGCTTGATGGTTATAAAAACAGAATTAAGGATTACGTACCAGATCGCAATGAATTGCTTGGCCAGGGTGGTCAAGATAACTCGCCACCTTTTACGAAAAAGATGGGTACCCATGTTACCTTTGACAGACAACTAGAAGAAGAAGTCGAGCCTGAATCTTTCGAAACTCGCGACGACCTTGAATCACGAATTTGGAAAGATAAAAAACTAAGGCACCGAGTAAGAAAACATCTAATGAAAATATCAAAAGATTTTATTAGTGGATTGCCCGTTCCTGTTAAAATCAAGGATGTAACACTAACCGGCTCGCTTGCAAACTACAATTGGTCAAACTTTTCGGATGTTGATTTGCATATTGTGGTAGACTTTCTGGAGATTGATGAGAATTTAGTTTTAGTTAAATCTTTTTTTGATAACGCGCGAATGCGCTGGAACAACACACACAATATTAAAATCCGTGGCTACGATGTAGAGATTTATGTTGAAGATTCCCGAGAAGATCACAAGTCTTCAGGTGTTTATTCAATCTTAAATGATGAGTGGATCAAAGAGCCGAAGAAGTATAACTCATCGATCGACTTTACGGGTGCCAGAAGAAAGGCTGATGATATAGAATTCCAAGTTAATATAACCGATAACATGATAATTGCTGGGAAATATCGCTCTGCTATTAAAAATGTGGACCGCCTTAAAAGAAAAATCAAGAACATGCGCCGCGCAGGACTTGAAAGTCCTAAACAAGAGTTCTCAATTGAAAATATAGCATTTAAGATTCTTAGAAGAAATGGTATACTGGATCTATTGCAGCAACTAAAAACGCAAGCATATGATAACATGTTAAATATCAAAGAGGAATGAATGGAATTTACAGAAATTATTGACGGGATGGATGTGTTCCCCGGGGAATATGTTTACCACGAACCATCGAAAGCAATCGTGATGGTCGGTGCATTTAACAAAGACGAAAATTTTATCAGAGCATTGAAGCAGGGCCGTCTTATGGAAGATAAAATTGCACACTTTAAGAAAATCAATCTAACCCGCAAGGAACGTAAGCGTTCCCAAATTGGCTGTGGTGGCTGTAAGGGAGGAAAATGATTGATGTTGAAAAAAGAGTCTTTGATTTTTGTAAGATACAAATACAGATTCTGACAGAGCGTGAAAAAACGATCAGAAAGGAGCTTATGGACTGCAAAATTCAACAAGAGTTTATGATGTCATTGATTGGTGATCTTTCCTCGGAGAAAAAAAGTGAATGACCACTTAGTAAGGATCCCGGGACCATTTTTATCGGCCAGCATAAGCACAGAGAGGTTTGTTACCGGAATATATCAGTCTTACTTGTTATCCCAATCTCTTGAGGCTTGTTTAGAATTTGATAGAAAAATCCAAGAAGCCATTGACAACGAATCAGATGCAGAATATATTGAAGACTTAATGAAGGAATCGGATTATTACAATAGTATTCTGAGTATTGCACTGGCATCTGCGGGCCATGATGAAAGCCTACAATGACAAAGATATATATATACTGCGTTTTTGAGCAAAATGAAAATCTTTATGGAGTTTACTCTTCTATTAAATCGGCACACAAGGACGCTATGAAAATTTGCAACAAAGACGGTAAAGGTGTCTATGTAATTTACGACGAAAAGAGTATGCAACCTAACCTGACCTTTGTGAGAAATATCTTCAAAGGTGAAATTGATCTAAAAGTAAACTATTACTCAAACAAATCAATGGTCACCATTCTAAAAACCAAGCTGAGAGACTAAGTGGAAAAAGTATATTTGATTTATGGAGTCACAGACTGCCCTTCTTGTCTGCTTGCTCAGGCAACCCTAATGGATTTAGGAGAAGAATATGTTTTTATACAAACAGATTTTTCCAAATCATACATGAAAGCTATCAAGGAAGATTATAGGTGGACCACCTTCCCCATCATAGTAAGTGTGTCTGATGAAGAAGAAGCCCTAATAGGTGGTTTTGATGAGCTACTACTAACACTGAAGCAAGAAGCCACAGTATGCAACTGTATTAAGTGTACGTCTGCACGTAACAAAGCCTTTGAGGACGCTAAAGAATTTACCGCGCCAGACAAGCCCGGAGAATGAAGAATAAAACTTTATAAGTAATACTTGATTGGGTATCATACTTACTTTGTGGAAGTTACACGTGGATCTTTAGTAAAGTGGGTTACATCTCACGAATCTTATCAGTCAAATGGTGACATTTTAGTCGGGCTGGACCCTATATATAAATACGGTGTTGTTATGAAGATTTCCAATAAAGATCCAGATTACTTGGCGGTTGTTTGCTGCGATGACGGCAGATGGCATATTGTTAATGTTCACCATGATGATATTCAAATAATAAGCGAGGCAAAAAATGACTAAAATCCTTTCCCCCGGCGAAAAACTGCCAAAACAAATTGCGTTAAACTCTTTAGCTCTAAAGGTAGAGGAATACTTTGGTGGGCGCTTTGAGGCGCGCGCAGTTTCTGACGACGGCGGTGCTGTCATAGAAATTCAAGTAGAAGTACCGGTACCTTCTTTGGGATTAGTTGAGCAGGTTCCCGATTTTCCTCTTGATGATGTGGTTCCGGTATGGGCTGGCTGGCGTGTGGTGGTACTAAAGGTTCCCCCCTCCTACATCGACACTGTAACCAACGCCGCCGAGTATGAAGATTAATAACACTTGCTTGACAAATAATCCTTGCTTTATCCTCCGCGATGGTATATATTATTAAGGTGAGGTAAGATATGCAGGCATTTGAAATTGAAATGATTAAAGAATCTTTGTCGCTGCCTGTGTGCGGTGGTTGGGATCGCGGATTCCTTGAGTCAATTCTTGAGCAAATTGAGAGAAACAGAAATTTGTCTTCTAAGCAATTGAATTTGCTCGCCCAGGTTTTAGAGCGCAATTCGCCATTTGCACAGAAAGAGCATGAGGCATGGGAGCAAGTGTACGAAGACGCGCACAGTGAAGAAGCAAACCTGCTTGCAAACTACTATCAAACAACGGGATACTTTTCAAGCCTTACCCGAGACATTTTGTCAGGCAAGGCCCCGGAGCGCGCAGCGTATTTGAAAATGAGAGACAATAAGTATGCCAAAAAAGTTATTAGCGTTAGCAAGGCACCCGCTAAATACAGCAGTGGTGATTATATCCTGCCTCGCAAATCCTTTACACAATCAAAAGCCATCTTCGATTCAAAGACAAAGCATGATATTCCATGGCCCAAATCTAACGAGACTATAAATAAATTTGTGGCCCGTGGTGCTTTCATCATCGAATCTACCGACTTGATCGTGTCCGCAGCCGTAGGAGCAAAAACGTATAAGATTCTACCCATCGGCGCAACTATGCCGTTTATTGTTGAGGAACGATATATTAAAATAAAAAGGTAACACGCTCGCTGCTAATTAAATAGTGGAAGGTTTACAGCCATTATTTAATATCGGTGACTTTGTTGCGTGTGATTACGAGAACGTAATGTTGTTCAGTTATAACTATGAAGAAGAGCTGGAAGACATTTATTATTATGGGATTGTTGTTTATGTTGATAAGGGATACTTTGAATACATGGAAGAATATGTCTACGAAATCTTGTGTTTGGATGGGGTCAAAAGATATTTCATGGAGTCAGAATTAAAACGAATGTAGCACTTGACAGTCATGATTACGGGTGTTATACTATTAGAGTAAGAGAGGCTGATTGGTGGAATTGGTATACACACGAGACTTAAAATCTCGCGCCCATTTGGGCTTGCGGGTTCGAGTCCCGCATCAGCTACCATTTATAAGGGTGATTAGCTCAGTTGGTAGAGCATCGGACTTTTAATCCGCAGGTCGTGGGATCGTACCCCACATCACCCACCATTTTACAGGCTCTTAGCTCAGTTGGTCAGAGCGTCCCGCTCATAACGGGGTGGTCCTCGGTTCAAGCCCGAGAGAGCCTACCAAACAAACAGGAAAAAGAAAATGACATACACAGTTATTTATGAAGAAAAAGCCACCGGAAACATGGGGTCGCTTACATTTATATCGACTCGGCATGATAAAAACTATGCATGGGTTGAGTTTAAGGAAACATATGCGACCGAGGGGCAAGTGCCGCTCATGATCATGCCGGGAAATCATATTGTATATTTTGCATCTGACATTTCTTTTACAAATGTCGCTTGACTTTGGGTAGGATGAGTGTTATATTATTAGAGTAACATGCACCCTTAGCTCAGTTGGATAGAGCATCGGCCTTCTAAGCCGAGGGCCGTTGGTTCAAGTCCAACAGGGTGTACCACCTTTGCGGGTGTAGCTCAGTGGTAAGAGCAGTCGCCTTATATGCGATTGGTCGCAGGTTCAAATCCTGCCTCCCGTACCAAACATTAACAACAACCAAAGGAAAAAATGTCATACCATGGCCGGCCCCCCGACTACATGAAAACTGGAATAGGAGTAGTCAACCCTCTGATTAGGATAGAGGGCAAGTTAAAGAGAGTACAAGAAGTCTTGGACAACATTAGCGATTCATCTATTCTTACAGCAAACGATTTAAAAACCAAGATTGAAAAGGTATTAAAGGAGTAACATGATTGATCTTATAAAATATAGTCTCATTATTTTTGGGCTTTGGTCCGGCTTTAACTGGATGGCAGATAATCCACGCAAAGTCAAGAAGACTAGAAACCGGATTCACAAGTCCGTCAAACAAGCGGTGAAGTAGTGAACGCCTTAAAAGTATTCATACTGATTGGTACCATTGACTCGCATGACGGGCAGTTTGCAACAGTAGAGTTGAACTTAAATCCAGCCACGAATGGCGGCGCCGCTTCGGCTGTTATGCCAGTGTCAGCGTTTCCGTGTGAGATTGAAGAAGGTTCGCGATTCTTTGTCGTGAAGCTGACCGAAGAACAGGAAGCAATAATAATCTGCGCAGCAAAAGTTAAAGCCCAACAATGAAGGTGGGTGATCTAGTTGCATATGTGGATTCTGATGAGAGGACCGGCATCATACTTGAGCTAAAAGAGCTACCAACCTGGATGAAGAAACTAAGTGATCACAACCAAAGTATTCCACGCCTATATCGCGGCGCCAAAATAATGTGGTCTGATGGAACTCTAACTGAAATAACTCACGAAAAAAACATTCGGGTTATTAGCAAACGAGAAGCCTGAACTATTTATGTCACAAGGATATAAAAATGAACCCCGATGAAGAAAAGTTGATTGACAGGTGCATCGAATCGTATCATAATATGATTAAACACCACCGCCGTCAGATTATTGAGCTTTCACGGCGAAAGATAAAAGACGAACGGTGCATGGAATGTTTTGATTTTGAGGTTATAAATGAAAGTGGGCGATCTAGTAAGAGTGAGGAATGATCCTGATACATGGCTGGGCCATGGCGTTGTTTTAGCCATGGCAAAGGATGAAAAGAGAGCGCATGTCCGATGGTTTGATGAGTGGATAGAACAACCGATTGACTGGAATACAACGTGGACACTGGAGGTTATAAGTGAAAGTAGGTGATTTAATATCGTTTAAGCCAATAGGCTTTGGTGACGATGACTGGTCGAACCCTGGGATCGTACTCCGAGAATGGGAACATCTTGATAAAAACAAGCAGCCTATATGGATTGTGTGGTGCGACGGGTATGAAGTTACTATGGACTTTATAAACTATGATGTCACACACTTGACAAGCTCTTGACTTGACATAGAGAGGGGGTGTGTTATATTATATGTATGAAGATTGGTGATTTGATAAAACACAAGTATGGCTCTGATGCCGGGACAGGTATAGTCACACAGATTAGCCGGAACGGACCACCGGGCTTCCCGGTGTATGTGACCGCTATGTGGAGTGGCGATTGGCTCAATGGACGAAGCATAGAACAACAGTATTTGGAGGTGATCAGTGAAAGTGGGTGATTTGGTAAGATGGGAAAATGTTATATATGACAGTATGGATCATCACCGAGAAGAACACGGGATTGTAGTGCAAATGTCTCGCACGGGACACGACACGGAATCAGCGCAGGTATTATTTAATGATGGTGAGACTTGGTGGCTTGATTCTGAGAAGTTGGTGGTGGTAAGTGAAGCCGGGAGATAAAGTTTCAATGCAGAATATGTGGAAGTATGTGCATGCGGTTGGCGAGATCGAAAAGATAACCGCAGATGGATACGTAGTTGTCAAGTGGGGGGGTATTCCTGGTCACTGGCATTACACCGAAGAACAATCAAAAAGATTGGAGATTATAAATGAAGATAGGTGACTTAGTTAAACTTTCGGCAGCTCACGGACCTTGCGACCGCGTTGGACTTATTGTTGAACTTATTGAAAAGAAGTGCTGGCGCACAGATGTTTTTGGAAGCAAGATAGATTGGAACGAGATCGATCCTGAACCGCATGCGGTTGTACTGATTAACGGCAAACATTCGGTTACACTTCCTGTCATAGATTTGCAGTCTATTGATGAAAAATAGTGATGACCCCGGCATCGGCGATCTTGTTGTTGCGTTCTACGATGAGGAACGCGACATTTCTTGCGTTGGGTTGGTGACTGAGACTAAAGGAATCGAATGCAAGGTTCAGTGGTCATCAGAGAACAATCCGGTGGGGTGGTGGCAATACTCAAAGCTAAAAGTTGTCAGCACAGCTTGACACCCTCTTGACAAGATTCCCCTTGCAATCACCACCACTCATGTTATAATATAGGTATAGAAAGGAGAGAAAATGATTGAAGTTGGATCGTTAGTTAAGACATGGGATGAGCGCCTTTGGCTGGTTTTGGATATGATTGCCGACAGCGTGTTGGTTGTTAATCAGCAGACAAACTATAAGTTGTGGGGTGAGAAGTCTGCGTTTGAGGTGGTAGCATGAGAGTTTGGGTTATGCAAGGAAGTTACGAAGGCGAGATGTTTAGCTCCGTCCACTTCACACAGAAAGGTTGTGCGCTGGCATGCATCTCTGATATAATAGAGTTTCATGGTATCGACGATGACGAAACTGCGATGCAAGTTGTAGAGAACTCTTATGAAGATGCTACAAATCCCATACCTATTGAATGGGACCAAGAGAAGCTGAAAGAAATGACGAGTAAACAACTTTGGAAGATTTTTAGTGATTGGTGCGAAATCAGTTGGGATCGAATGAGTGATCGTAACTATAACTTGGATTCTCACCAAATGGAGATTCAAGCATGAACATTTGGGTAGTACGAAACACTTGTCTGTATAGCAACGAAACATATTTGTCAACGCACATAACCGAGAAGGGTGCATTAGTCGCGGCTATTAAAGTAGTGCGAGGGGATCTGGTGGATGGCTTCGATGAGGACGAACTTGAAGATATGCGCCCTGGCATGCCTCGCGATCCCGAGGAAGATTTGATACAGTACAGTAGTGAGCAGCTTCGTGACATTGTCCAAGATTGGTGGGAGTATGGCCATGAGATGAATGAACACGGACAATATGAGATACACCAAACGCAGGTGACAGGATGAGAGTGGGTAGTTTAGTTAAAAGAAGGGATGATCATATACATCACGGGATTGTTATGGAGATTGGACCGCCAGCAACAGCGACTGATCACGGAAAAACTGTGGTTAAGATTCAATGGAACGATGGAGATTTGACATGCGAGTTTATAAAACTATTAGAGGTGATCAGTGAAAGTCGGTGATTTGGTTACGTTGTCAACGTATGCATTATGTTCTGAGCCGATGTTCAGGTGGAAAGATAAGATTTGGAGACACAAAAAGCCTCTTGTGGGCTTGGTTGTGAAGATTGAAGATAATCCCAATATCAGATCGTGGACATCCAAGAATGAAAGTACATACTATTATATCAACTGGATGCAGAAAGACGGACCAGCTAGTCGATGGAACCAAACAACCTTCGGCCGTGCCATCGGACAGTTGCAGGGATATTTTTTGCGTAAAGATTTGAAGTTTGTGAAGTGAAGAATAAGGAGACAGAAATGCAAGTGAATGAGTTTTTTAATACAGCCGGAACAAACAGAAACCGACAGGTTGTGTGTGCAGATGGATTCAAGATGAGTGTGCAAGCGCACGATGGAGCGTATTGTTCACCTCGGATGAATGGCGCAGACAGATACGAAGAAGTTGAGGTGGGTTTTCCAAGTGAGAGAGAGGAGCTGATTATGCAGTACGCAGAGGAACCCGACGTTCCGACTCAAACGGTTTACGGGTATGTGCCTGTCCAGGTGGTGACGAACGTGTTAGCAAAGCATGGCGGCATTGTTGACGGGGAGATCCCCAAGGGTGTCGCGCCCATCCCAGCAAACTTTATGGTTGACACTTAGTTGACAAGAAATGGCTTGCACTAACAGCCATGCCGGTTATATTATAAGAGTAAGGAGAGAATACATATGGGTTATCGTTCAGAAGTTATTTTAGCAGTCGGTCCAGAGGTTATGCCTCAGTTTATGGTGACAATGGCAAAGTCACCAGAAGCACGTACAATGTGCTGGGCAGACCACGATGAAATGGTCAAGGACTACTGCGACATTGAAGGCGCGTTTCTGTTCCGATGGGAGGGTATCAAGTGGTATGAATCTTACGAGGGAGTATCAGCCATTCAAGATTTCATCCAGTGGTGTGATGAAGAAACCATCCCCACGGGAAAAAAGAAGGAAAATGGCGACGATGAAGTTCAAGATGCATCCGAGTTTTACCGCTTCGTTCGCATCGGAGAGGAAATGGACGACAACGAGGCTCAAGGGTGGGGATTTGACATCCACATCGAGCGTAGCGCAACGTATTAGTACCAGCCCGATTCGCGATTTTTTCTTCGCCAAAATTTTCCTTTTACAAACGCCTGACAAGCGCAACATTGACAATACCCCCGCACTCCGTTATAATATAAGTATGAAAATGACAATCGTTATAGACTCCGAGGACAGAGAAGGCATCGACGCCGCACTAAAGATTGCGCGTTTGATGCATGAGAAGTATGTGAGTAGCGGCGTGGGACGAAAGGAAGCGTTCGGCAAGATTGAGTTTATCAAGATGCTCCGCAAGTTTGCGAAAGAATCCATTGAACACCTTGATGATCCCGACTCCGATCAGGTGAAAGATATTGGCGACATGGGCAACCTTCGCAACGCAAAGCGATTCGCTGACCGCATCTTTAGAGGTGAGCGATGAGGCGCATTAAAAAAGGCGATCTGGTGAGGATGCACACGCATGACACGGGACTCGTCGGCATTGTAGTGGACATGCATCCACACGCAAATCATCCGAGGGATTGTCAAGTGGGTATAAAATGGTTCAAAGGCTCAGGCAAAGTAGACTGGGAACCCGAATCATGGTTGGAGGTTGTCAGTGAAAGTAGGTGATATGATAAAGCTGCCCGAAGGGTGTCGCAAGCACTGGGAACTGCCAACAGGCACGGCCCTCTTGATTGCAAAGTTGCCGAGAAACGACAGGCTGGAATACGACTGGAAGGTTCTCGTTGATGGCAAACTCATCGAGCTTGGCCGGCAAATCGAAAATGATCCAGAGGTGCTCAGTGAAAGTAAGTGATCTGGTTAGGTGCAAGTTCACGGGCAAGATCAGTATTGTGGTGTGGTGTTATAATGAACACGGCACACATTTCAAGGTTGCCGGTGAATCCCCTAACCAAGTTTTTAACTCATCTTCTTGGGAGTTGTTGAATGAAAGTGGGTGAGTTATATACATTGAGCAAACGATGCACCCACAATACATTCAAAGACTGGAAGGGCAAACCTGCGTTATACTTGGGTGAAAGCATCATTAGGCGAGATGACGGACTTACCATCATCAATCACGCATTTCTTCTCGGAGGTGAACGAAGAATAACCGATCCATCATTCTTGAAATCGTTGGAACTCATGACATCTTCTTGACACGAAAAAACTGGCGCTAACCGCTTCGCGGTGTTATGTTATAGGTATGAAAAGAAGATATATGGAAGTAGGCGATCTGGTAAAGATAAAATATGATGGCGTTGTGGCTCTCATCACAGAGATTGAGTCTATTCAAAGCGCATCAACCTCGGAGGGTCCGACCCGTTGGTATAGTTTGCTTGACCAACCCGCATCATTCAGGGCGAGTCAGATAGAGGTGATCAATGAAAGTCGGTGATCTGGTAAAGTACAAAGGTGTCCTCGGCATTGTTACTGCGCCTTGCATAAAGCGATGGGCTGATCCTGCTGA